GCTATTCAACATATGCCTAAACACAACATTTGTCAGATAGTACAAACCACAGCTGTTACTCACGAAGTGGTTCGGTTGGGAAATGGAACAAAACATTTTGATAGATTATTTAGTGTACAAGCTGCCATGACTCATTCTCCAATTACATCAAAAGGTGATTGTGGTGGTTTGATAATTCTTTTTGATTCACGCTATGTTAGGAAAATCATGGGTATGCATATAATTGGATCTACTGAACATGCTTATTCTGCCATTTTAACAAAAGAAATTATAGATGGTATGATGAAATCCAATGTATGCCATGAAGAACAATTTAATTATGGATTAGTTGAAGGAACAGCTGCAAGTTTTCCTGTTGTAGATTTAATGGATCAGGTCCAAGAAGAAATAGTTGATGGAATTTCCAGAAACATGCCAGAAGGCAATTTTACATATGTAGGAGAGTTGCCATATCTTTCGCGTCTTGGAGCAAAAACAAATATAACAAAACATGAGTTTCATGGAATTTTTCCCGTGACAAATGCTCCTGCCAATTTGAGTGTCTCCGAAGTCGATGAAGAACATATTCATTTGCTTGATATAGACTGTACCGGAGAACCAAATTTGGCAACCACCAGGATAAAGAAATATGGTAAATCTTTTACAAATGTTGTAGATCAGGAAATTCTTGATGATATGGAATCTGATATGTGTAATTATTATAGTGATTTAATGAACCATTTAGATTTAGGACCATCTTCAATGGACGATGTTTTGAATGGAAAAGAGGGGGAAGAAGCCTCTCATCCATTAGATTTAAGAACTAGTGCTGGACTACCTTGGTCTGGTACTGCACAACACCGTAGTTTTAAGAAAGATCACTATTTTTCAACTTCTTCAGTTTTGAATTCGTATAATGCTCTTGTTGTTAAGCGTGAAATGGCTGACAATGAGGAATCACGAAACCTCCAGAAAATCATGGAGGAGACCGAAGCTCTTGCACAGAATAAGGTTCGGACTCTTTCTCTGGTTAAGTGTTGTCTTAAGGATGAAACTCGTCCTCTAGATAAGGTACACAAACCAAGAGTTTTTATGGCGTTTCCATTAGATAAAGTTCTTCTAATGAGAAAGTATTTCCTTAAATTTAAAACTGAATGGACAAAATTAGGCTTAAAAATGCAACATGGGGTTGGGATTAACGTCACATCTCCACAATGGACCTCATTGTATAATCATATGATGTCGAAAGGGAATGAAGCCTGTGATGCTGACTTCGGAACCTTCGATGGAAATTTGCGTAGGGATTTTATGTTAACTGCTTTTAATGTAATTGTAAAAACTATAATTAGTTCCATGCGCCGATCTGGAGACTATAGTGAAGACTCCTTGCGTGCGCATGAAAATGTGTTATATGTGCTTTTAGATGAGAATCTTGCTACAATTTGTGTGGCAGGAAAAACTGTATTTTGTGATGAACATGGAAATCCATCTGGAAGTGTTCTAACAACTGTCCTTAATTGTATTGTTAATGTTTTGTATCATTGGTATTGTTTTAGAAAGATAACTAGTTATACGTCATTTTCAAAGTTTTTAGACACAATTTCAATTGTCTGCTTTGGGGATGATATCATTTATACTGCTAATAGGGAATTAGGATATACTTTTGAAAATGTAGCCCATATTATGATTAATGAACTTGAACAGGATTATACGGATGCTGGAAAAACTGAACATGGAGCAGTGAAACCAATATCAGAGATTTCTTTCCTAAAACGAAAATTTAATGTAATTTCACCAACCATAGTTCTCTCTCCAATAGAACGCGAATCAATTGAAGGCCAATTTAATTGGACTTGTATTGAGGCTACGGACTATGAAACACATTTCCAAAATGTTTCTGAAGCATTTTTGGAAGCGAGTCAACATGGAGTGGAGTATTTTATTAGATTTAAGAATGCAATTAGGCAAGGAATCCAAAATTCAAGCTTCAAACGCCATCCTAGATTTAGAGGACTAAATCCATCGTTTAGTGATTGTAGACGCGACTTAATCGATCGCATCCAAAATGCTTAGGCTACCTAATTTGTAAGTGTGCTATTTTTAGTTATGTCGAATAATGATCAAAAGTCATCGATGAAGGCACAAAGTGCCACACCTGTTTCCTCCTCCTCATCATTTGGTACAACCAGTAGTGAAAGTGTTAGTCATAATATTGAAACAACTAAACCACAGGCAATTTCAACAAATGTACCGGATGTTTTAGCTCATACTCAACTTATTAGAACAAATGAGTCGGGTGTATCAGATCAAGCTATTGATACCAATTTACCACCTGGTATTACAAATGCTCGATTTGTTAAACAACTCATGACTCCATCCGGAATAAAACCTGTAATTATTATGGCTGATGAAGAATTTTCTGACCCCGAACTTTATGATTTCTTGCCCGGACTTGATATGCCTGAATCAGGTCATGTTTGGTCCCGTAAATTTAATAGTGTTCCAGTTTCTGGAAGTCCCCAAATAACTATTCCACCAACATTTTCACAACGAACAAAATACTATCTAGCCCCTTATCTTCATTACAATGGTCACGCAATTGTTAGATTAATTTGTAAACCAGGTCTTATGCAATCTCAAAATTATTGGGTGTCACGTTCATTTAACACCTCAGCTTTAGCCAGTTCAGATCAAGCTCTTAATGAAATTGGTTTTAATTGGAATCCATCTAAGCAAAATGAAATTTTTGTACTATTTCCATATGCAAATTTTAATCTTGTAAATCCAATTACAACTGATACTTTTATAACTTTTGGCTATTTAGTCGTAAGACCTGTTTCAACTCTCGTATCATCTGAGGGTAGTGATGTCCCCCTTGTAATTAATTATTATTGGGCCCCTTATAAATTCAAGCAATATGTACCAACCCCTGTAACAACTGATGTCACTGATCAACATGATTTATTGACG